CTACAAACAGGGTTTAGGTCGAGTTGAGCCATCGCCGACTCCCAACCCTCAGCCACCTCCTAATCCTCAGCTGACACGTCACACTCCCCCGGAAGTCGCTCGACAGGTCCAGCCTGGTCGGTCGAAGGCTGCATCGACCCCACAGGTTCCGGAATCGGCGACGAGGATCTGGTCTCAGAAAGAGATCGAGGACTTCTACCGGGAAGCGAGCCTGGGGCGGTACAGCAGAGAAGAGCAGGCGCGGATTGAGGCAGAAATCGACCTCGCCGTAGCTCAAGGGCGTGTACGCTGATAGTGAGAAACGGCGGGGTCTTAGGCAATGAGGACCAAGACCAATGGCTACGATTACTCCAGGTGTTGTCACGCCCGTCTACTCTGGCGGGTCATTCAACGTGAATCCCCCTTATTCGGGGACGTTTATCCCGAGTATCTGGTCGGGCAAGCTGAACGTCTGACTTGGCGTTCGTTAAATCGACCCTGAATAACTGGGAGGCGAAAGCTAACCAGAGGCAAGCGCAGAACTCGAAAAACAGCCAGACGGCAAGATCGAGTCGGAAGTTTGGACAGGCTAGTGGCAACATTCTCTCAGAGAAAGAACACTGCCAGAAGATCCTTAGCGCAGCCGCACAGACTGAGTGGGTCGAAGTCTCCATGAGAGGCTATGCGACAGTCGGAGCACATTTCGAGTAGCGCGTCTCGAAAGGTGATTTTGCAAGTTCTACGCGACGACCGTTTTCGGAGCTGAGTGATCTACTCCGAGTAAAACCGGTTCTAAATAACTGGGAAGCGAAAGCAGACCAGAGGCAAGAGCGAAAGTAGCTGAGAGACAGGCAGTGGCCAAAGTCAGCGAAAAGTACATCGCGGGTTTCTTGGACTCAGACGGATCGATCCAGGTTCTTTGGCGCCCCCTTGACCGCAAGGATACCAATCCTGCTTTGAGGCGAGCGTATCTATCCTTGGAGTGGTCCCAGAGAACAGATCGCGATGAGGTTCTTCAGGCTATCAGGAATTTCGCAGGTGGCAGGCTTTCTTATCGGACCATAAGAGGGGTGCAGTACACCACTCTGAAGATTTCTGGAAAGAAAGCCGAGATGCTACTGAGCCGTATCAAGAAGTATCTGGTGAACCGTAAGCATTATGCTGAGGTTGTGCTGGACATCTTGAGACAGCCAGTGAACATGGAAGTCGCCAAAGAGTTTCTGAAAGCCCATCGTCTCGCTAAGGTTGACCCTAAAGTGAATTACCCGACGAGGAAGTGGCTCGCGGGGTACTTTGATGGGGACGGGACAATCGACGCAAGGATGACCAGATCAGGAGCGGCGCAGATTGTTGCATCTATCTCCTGCATGGAGTGTCATTCTTACGGAATTGAGACGATACAGAAGAACTTTGGAGGGTCTATCAAGCGGTGGACGTCCGGTAACGGGGTCCAGCTTGCTACATGGACGATGACGATGCCTCCGTCGAAGGTCGAGAAGTTTTTCGGCTATTTCGGCAAGCACAGCATCGTCAAGCGACCGCAGATAGACTTCGTGTTGAGTCGAGCCAGGATGGGACACTTCCGCGAGGGGGAATACATCCGGGCAGAATTGAAGCGACTCAAAGCTCAGCCGCACAGACTAAGTGAACCGGGAGGGGTAACACCCTCATGCGATAGTCGGAGCTGTCTAACGACAGTTTGAGATCGCCAACACTTCATATGAGGGCGAGATCAAGAATCTGGGCGACAAAGTTATCATCAACAATGTCCCCAGCATCACGATCCGCAACTATGAGATCGGCAACCAACTCACTTATGAGGTGCCGGCGCCGAATACGGTCGAGCTGTTGATCGACAAGGCGCGCTACTTCGGCGTCAATGTCTCCGACGTGCTCGAGTTCCAGTCGCAGCCGCGGCTGATGGACATGTTCACGTCCGACGCCTCGAAGCAGATGGCCATCGAGATTGATCGCGACGTGCTTCTCGGCACGTTCGATCAGGGCCACGTAGCCAATATGGGTAGCAACGCTGGCGTTCTCTCGGGATCGTACAATCTCGGTACGGACGTTGCTCCGATTGCCCTTACTGGCGATAACGTCATCGAGCTCATCACGGCAATGGCGTCGGTGCTCGATGAGCAGAACGTGCCTGATACGGACCGCTGGCTGGTGATCAGCCCGTATGTCCGTAACATACTGATGGCGTCTGATCTGCGTCAGGCGTTCCTCACGGGCGACCCGACCTCGCCTATCCGCAATGGTAAGATTGGCATGATTGACCGCTTTACGGTCTACGTGTCGAACAATCTGCCGATCGCGGATGCGAACAAGGACTTTCAAGGGGCCGATGACCCGGGTACGCCGCGCCGCCAGGCAATCATCGCCGGCCACAAGTCCGCTATTACCTTCGCTTCGCAGATTGCGAAGGTCGAGTCGCTGCCGAATCCGAACGACTTCGGTACGCTCGTCCGCGGACTCAACGTCTACGGCTACAAGGTGGTGAAGCCTGAGGCCCTGACGATGGCGCTCATTGGCCAGAATTCGTCCAGCTAATCACGACAACGAGGTGGGCCAGAAGGCCCACCTCTCTCATGTAGGCAGTATGCTGACTGTCGTGTGCTGGAAGTGGGTTGAATGGAGGGCCATTTACCGGCCACATCTGGAGGCGCTGTTAAATGGCGACCGCTGAGTTCATCATCAATCGGGTGCGCACCCAGCTCATTGATACGGGGCCCGCTCAGCGCTGGTCGGACGAGGAGCTGTTGCGCTGGATCTCTGATGGGCAGCGGATGATTGCGCTTGCTGTCCCCAGTGCTGTGAGCAAGCGTGTGACGGTCAAGCTTACTGAAGGGACGCTTCAAGAGCTCCCCAGCGACGGCCACCTCTTGCTGTCTGTTATTCGCAACATGGGAACGGATGGGCGGACACCTGGTCGAGCGATTCGATTGGTGACGCGCGAGATCATGGATGCCCAGACCCCAGACTGGCATTCGGCGCCGAAAGAGACGGTCATCAAGAATTACGTGTTCGATCCGCAGGAGCGTACGAGCTTCTGGGTGTACCCGCCGTCGAATGGACGTGGTTACGTTCAGCTCAACTATGCTTACGTTCCCGATGAGTTAGCAAGTGTCTCTGACGAGCTCGTTGTCTCTAGTATCTGGTACGTCCCTCTGTTCAATTACGTGATGTGGCAAGCGCACTCCAAGGACAACGAGTTCGCATCTCAGCCGGCCGCGAATGGGTACTTGCAGACGTTTATCGCTGCGATCGGGGTGCAGGGGGACGGCGAAAGCCAGGATAACCCGAATCTCCAGCTTACGCCGTTCAATCCGTTGGTTAGGGGAGCCGCTAAATGAGCAGGGTGAGATACGAAGAGTTCTTCCCCGACGTACTCCCCTACGTTCCGGATTGCCCGGACACCGTAGCCGTGGCGGCGATCAGAGACGCTTGCATCGAGTTCTGTGAGAAGTCTCTATGGCTTCGGGAGACGCTCGAGCGTGACGATATTGAGGCCGGCGAGGCGGAATACCCTCTCGTGAGCCCGAACGGTTGCTCGATCATCATGGCGCTAAGTGCGGTTTACCGGGGGAAGACGATCCTGCCGACGACGTCGGAGTTCCTTGAAGGTCTTTACGGGGCGAACTGGTGGGAACGCGAGGGCACGCCGATCTACTTCATCCAGCAGAGGCCGGAGGCGATTCGGTTCGCGCCGATCCCGGATGAGGACGTGGCTGAAGGCTGGTACGCGACAGTGGCAGTCAAGCCGAAGCACGACTCTACTGTTGTTGCAAGGAGCCTGCTGGAGCACTGGCACGAGGCGATCGGCTTTGGTGCGCGTGCGCGCATCCATGAGATCCCTAACCAACCGTTTTCTAATGAGGCGGCAGCTCAGAGGCTTCGCGCGTGGTTCGTTGCGAAATGCAATGAGGCCAGAGCACAGACACGTCAGGGGGTTGGGCGTGCGCCGTTACGTGTGAAATTCAAGCCATTCGGGGTCTGACGATGGCTGAGGAATACGACATCACGATTGACCAGGGCGCGACCTTCCGTAAGGTGATCGTTTGGAAGGACCCCAACGACGTTCCCATCAATCTGACTGATTACACGGCGCGAATGCAGATTCGCAAAACGATCAACAGCGATGAGGTGCTTGTCGAGGCGACTACTGAGAACGGGTACATTACACTCGGTGGCGCGGACGGCACCATCAACATCTCGATACCTGCGTCGGTGACTGAGAACTTCACGTTTCGGCGCGGTGTCTACGACTTAGAGCTGGAGAGTTCGGGCGGCATTGTCACTCGACTCTTGCAGGGTTGTGTGTTTGTGAGCCGCGAGGTGACGCGATGAGTGTCACCGTCAGCCAAGAGCGCGAGATTGTTGAGGTCGGCCAAGGGCGCGAGATTGTTGAGGTGCGCGCGGTCGGTCCGCAAGGCATTCAAGGCCCGACTGGGCCTACCGGTCCGCAAGGTCCGACTGGCCCGAAGGGCGATCAAGGCGATCTTGGACCAACCGGGCCCACTGGTCCGACAGGCCCCACTGGCCCGCAGGGTGCGCCTTCAACTGTACCGGGTCCGACCGGCCCCACGGGTCCGACCGGTCCGACAGGCCCAACTGGTCCGAAGGGTGAGGATTCGACGGTTCCCGGCCCCACAGGTCCGACCGGTCCGCAAGGTCCGACTGGCCCGAAGGGCGATCAAGGGGATCCCGGTCCCACTGGTCCAACTGGTCCGACAGGCCCAACTGGTCCGAAGGGCGATCAAGGGGACCCAGGTCCCACAGGCCCAACTGGTCCGCAGCCGTCGTTCGCGGACGGCGATGATTTTCGCGCCGGAGAAGACAATACCAAGGCTTTGACGACGAAAGCCGCTTATGACGCCAGCGCCGAGGTTACTCTGACCTATGCCAATCCACTTGTGATCGACTTCAGTCAGGGCACGAACTTCGTTGTCACTCTCCAAGGCAGTCCAGAAATCCAGGCGACGGGCCTGGATAATGTGGATGGAAAAATGGGGCGCATCAGGTTTATCCAGGATGCAACAGGAAACCGTGAGCCTACTTGGGATTCTAAGTTTGTGTTCTCTGGCGGAGAGGCACCAGAATTTAGCACCTCGGCAGGTGCTGAAGATCGCGCCTATTATGACATCTGCGATGGTAAGGTCTACATCGGGTTTGTGGAGGACGTGAAATGACGCCGACTGTGGCACTTCCTCCCTACGATTTCCCGTGCCCGGCTTACATCAAGCGAGCCGAAAGTAGTCTCTTAACTCCTGTTTCGGCAGTCATGCCGGGACTTACGATGTCCCCCGGTCTTCTAGCCGCACGGCGCGGACTAAGAGATCGGTGGACTGTAGTAACCGATATGCCTGCGGCGCGGCAATACCACGTTGCCGCTCCTTTATCGGATGGTAGAGTTCTGGTTTGTGGCGGACGCATCGATTCAACGTACTTCAATACCGCAT